GAATGATCCCGTACTCAGCCACGAAATGGACGTGATACGGCGATCCCTCGAATCCTTCCGTGAGCGTGATCTTGCGGACGCGATAGCTGCTATAGGTCGGGTGCGTCGATCCCAGGTCAACGCCCAACGCCGTCGCAATCTGCGGCTCCGTGATCGGCGTGCCAGTCAGGGCGTCATCGCTGAGGACACACACAAACTCACGCGTAAGCTGCCGAGTCGCGCCGACTTCGTAGACGGCCTTGCGGAACAGTTCCTTGTGCGAAACAACGCTGGCCATCGACTACTCCTACGGAATTCCGACCGGCAAGCCGATCCGATTGAGGTTGGCAGCCAGAGCATTCAAGATTTGCCGGCTCACCTTGTTGGCCTGCTTCAGTTCGATCAACTGCGGGTCTTGCTGCTGATTGAACAGATCGAGAACCAACTGCTGCCCTTCGGCAGTCCGCACGTCGGCCGTCTGCACAGTCTGCGGGCCGAGCGTGTTGAGTTCGGCCATTCGCTTAGTCTGTCGCTCGAACTCGGCTTGCTGGGCCTTGGCTTGCTCTTCGAGGAACTTCTGCTGCTGCTGGGCAATCTGTTCCTGCTGTTTCGCCTGGGCGGCAGCCAAGTCCTGCTGTCGCTTCTGGAACGCCTCACGCTGGGCAGCGGCACCGCTGGCGATGTCGCGCTCCTTGGCCTGCACCTGGTCCAGCTGCCCGAGCCGCTTCGTGGCTGCGTCCAGGGCTTCCTTGTCGCCGGCCTCACGGGCAGCGTTGGCGGCCTCCTGGGCACGGGCGATCTCGGCTTCGACGGCCACTAGGTTCTCGGCTGCCTTGATGCGGGCGTTGTCGCCACCAAACTCCTGCTGCTTGATGAGATCGTTTACGGTCTGCTCCTGCTGTAACCGAACCTTGGCGGCCTCTTCTTCGGCCTTCTTTCGTTCGGCCACGGCCTGCTTTTCGTTTTCGATCCGCTGGTCGAACAGATCCTGCTGCCGCTGCACCTCGGCGTCATAGGCTTCTTTGTTCAAGATGCCGTCTTCGACCTGCTGCTGTGCCTGCTGAATGCCTTCCTGCAGTTGCAGGGCCGCGTCGAATCCGGCCTGCCCAAACTCGCCGGCCTTTTCGATGGCACTGGAAATGACGCCGTCCGCTTCTTGGAACGCATCGGCGAAGCCGTTGCCAAAGCCCTGATCCAGGGCCTGCTGCTGCTCTTCGAGCTTCGCTTTCAGTTCGTCCAGCTGGCCGAGCCGGGCCTGGGCGTCTGCGTCACCAGAAGCGGCGATGGCCTGCCGCTGCCGCTCCACTGCGGCCAGGTCTTCCTCAATCTTGCTGGCAGCATCGCCAACCTTGAGCAAGGCATCCACACGCTTTTGGTCGGCTTCCGCCTGGGCGTTAGCAGCGTCGGAAGCCGCTTGCCGTGCGGCCAACTCTTGATCCAGCAGCGAGTTGACCGTGGCCTGCGTTTCCTCAATCCGCTTGATCTCTTCGGCCGTCATGTTCATGGGGTCGACGACGGCAGACACTGCCGCCTCGTACTCCCGCATGGCGTCCGTCACGGCGCTCTGCTCGTCCACGATCCCATTGAAGAAGTTGTCGAACCGCTCTCGCGTCTCTTCAATGTTCGTTTCGATCTGGAACTGCGGCGACCGCTCCTGCTCGAGCCGATCACGCAGGCCCTGGACGAACGCCGTAGCAGCACCGGCCGCAGCCTGGTCGGCCACCTCTGGCGCACCGCCGAAGGCCGCCTCCGTCGCGTCGATGGCGTTCTGCTTGGCGGCCTCCATCTCGGCCTTGTTCTTTTCGAGGGCCGCCTGGCCAGACGCTGCAAGGTCACGCCCTGCCTGGGCGAGATCGTCGCTCACCCACTCGCCGAGCCCTTCAAGAATCTTGCCGAGTCCGATCAGCAGATTGTTGCCCACCACCTCGAAGATGTTGAACACATACCGGAACGTCTCCGACAGTGCCGTGAGCGAGTTGCCAACGATTGAAAACACGTCGCCGGTCGCAGACAGCGTTGCCACGAAGCCGTCGAAGTTGCCCACGAACGCATCGAATACGCCGGCCAGCGTTTCCGCACCACGCAGCAGCACGTCGGTGATTGCGTTGGCGATGCCCGTGCCGCCCGTGCCTTCCGATCCTTCCCACGTCTCAATGAACTTCAGGAACTCGTCGGTGACGGCAGTCACAGCCGGAGCCAGGTTGCCGACGACCTGGCCGATGATGCCCTCAATCGTGGCCCGCACCAGATCAAACCCGTCATTCATATCGGCGACGTTGTTGATCTGTGTTTCGTTGACGATGATGCCGAGCCTGTCCGCGCGCTCACGCAGTTCGTCGATACTGGCGGCACCTTCTCGGAACAGCGGCGCGAGTGCGGCCCCCTGCTTGCCGAAAATCTGCACCGCTGCGGCTGCCCGATCCGCTGCGGTGGGCAGCTGCGAAATAGCCTCGCCAATCGCCGCGAACTGCTGCTCCGGTGCTAGCGACCGCAACTCAGCAACGGAAAGTCCGATGCCTTGCAGCGACTTGTCGAAGGCATCGCCGGGGTTGGCCTTGCCGATGTTCACGCCGAGTTTCTGCACTGCCACGCCAAAGGCTTCGGTATCCACGCCGGCCATCTTGGCGGCCAGCGAGTAGCCCTGCAGGGCCTCGACGCCGATCCCGGTGCGGGCACTCAGGTCGTTTAGCGAGTCCAGCGAACTGGACACGTTCCCGGCCAACGTCAGCACGCTTTGAGCCGCGCTTGTCAACGCCGAGCCAATCGCCTGGAAGCCATCCAGCAGCACCCGCCCAACCTCAATGGCGCTCAGCGTCCGCACGCCGCCGGTCAGCTTTTCAAGACTCTGGGCCGTCTTGTCAGACTCGCCAGCAAACCGCTTCATGGATTGCTGGTTCTGCTCGACGATCTTCTGCAGCAGCTGCAGGGCCTTGTCGGCATCGGACAAGCCCTTGGTCATGCCGGCGGCGTTCGCCGTCATCTGCATGCCTACGCCGATTACCGTTGCCATACGTCACCCGTTAAAAATCTGCTGCAGTTGCTTGATCTGTGCGAGCATCTGCTGCTGATGCTGCGGTGGTTTCTCAATCGGTATGAAATCGTCTGCCTTCGGTGCCTTGCCTCGGTCGCAGTGCGGGGCGAGCATGGCACTTGCCAGCAGGCCCGTTTCCCGCCATGAGTCAGGAAGGGCCTCGAAGTAGCGTGTGTACGCCAGCCATTCCGCAAACTCACGGGCCGACATCTTTTCGATCTCGGCCACCGTCTTTTTCAAATGCCCCGCCAGACGAAACATGAAACGCCTCGTCGGGCGGAGGTTCAGTTTTTTGCGAGTTCCTCCACATCTTTCTCGGTGATGGCGTTGTGGGCCGCAGCCTTGTCGAACAGCTTGGACACGACCTTCGCCGACTTGCCGGCCAGCTTGGCGATCTGCTCATCACTGAAAAGCCGGTTGCCTTGCTCGTCGCACAGGCAGCGGGCCAGGAACTTCGACCGGAAGTTATCCACGCCGGTCTGCTTGTTCGCCGCCCACTCCTGCTGGTAGCCGTCGAGTTCGCCCACGGTCATCACGCGGATGAACACGTCGCCGCCCCACTCCTTGACGGTGACCTTCACCAGGCCGAGGTCATCGGCTGCCAGAATCTGTTCTGCTGTCAGAGCCATTCGTTTATTCCTTGACGATGCGAAAGACGCTGCGGTAACGCCACACGTCATTCACTTTGCCAGCGATGTCAAACGTCTGGACGATGGCTTTTGTGGAAAAGCTCTGGCCGCCGCCGCTAAACACCAGCGGCCCCTTCAGGCCGTAGGAGTCAAAGCCGCTGCCCGCCGTGCTCAGTGACGCAATCTCGACACTGCCGGCGTCAACCGCAAAGACTGCGGCCCGGCCGGATGGAAGCTCCCCGCCGTGCGTCACCTTGATGTCGGTGACTTCGCCAAGAGAGGTTCCACGCCAGGTAACAGTGACGCCCGCGCAATAGTCAGCCATGACGGGCCTCCGTCTGGCTTAGTAGCGAGCCACCCTGAAGGTGACCTGGCCACGGACAGCGTCGTTCGTCGCAAACGTCAGCGTCGAGGATGCGACGGTTGCCGCCGCACTGATCGCTGCCGCCCCGTTGACCGTCAGCGTCAGCGTGCCCGTGCTGGCGTCCTTGATGATGTTCGTGCCGAGGTAGTCCACCACGACTTCGCGGCCCGTTTCAGTCGCCGAGCCCTGCAGCGGGCGTTCAATCGTCTTGATGCTGTTGCCCGCAGTCAGCCCGAGGTGCGAAACGTCGATGGTGTCATCGGCGGCCGGGTCCGTGTTCGTCACAACGATGTTTGTGACGGTAAAGGAAGTGCCACCGAAGGAAAACAGCGTTCCGGCACCATCATGCGGCGTAGCGGACATGCTCTAGGACTCCTGCCAAAGGACGTTGAAAGTCTGCGTTACTTGGTACACGGGAGGAAGGTCGCCGCCCGCCAGCTGCACGAAGTCGTCAGACTCCTGCTCCAGCGACACGTGCTTCACTTCCACATTGTTCACGGTGCCCCCGTACCCATCCAGAACGACACGCACCCGGTCGGCCAGTTGCCGCACGTCCTCGTAGGTGGCAGCGAACGACTGCATTTCTACGCTCACGTTGGGCATCCCCATTGGCCCGGCCAGGGTGTGCTCCCGGCTGATGCCCGAGCGCCGCCAGGTGATGAACGGCAGGGCCGCCGTCTTGGGGGCGAGTAGCGGGTAGATCCGCGTGCCCACCATCGTGGTGACGCTGGTGTTTCCAACCAGAGCGGTACGCAGGACGGCTTCGGGGGATTTCATGTGCTAACCGCCAGCGAGGCGCTCCAGTATTTTTCGCTCTCTGTACTGGTTGTAGGTTGTCTGGAGTCCGCGACGGGTCCTGCCCTCAAGCTCGGCCCACGCCTTTTCAATCCTGGCAGCCAACTGCAGCCGGAGCTCGGCCTGCATAGCAGGCTTTGCTTGATTGAACGATGTCTTTACCGGCGGCACGCCAGTGCGGCCACCTACCGGCATCTTGCCAAGCTGCACTTTCTGGTCTTGCTTGGCCGACTTGAAGAATGACTTCGGGTATGCCGGGCTGACTGTCCGCAGCTTGCCCTTGTTCTTTCCTCTTGCAGAAATCTGAACCTTGAATCCGCCTCGGCCCTTCCCTGCCGTGTCCAGCTTCCACTGAAAGCTAGACGCAAATCGGCCCTTCTTGGTTTCTCGCTGCTTAGTGCCAAACTCTAGCCACCCTTGGTGGTAGCCCTTGTTCTCACCACCCCACGAATAGCCAACCATGCCAACGGCCCGGCCGTCCTTCGGGTAGGTCTTTACCTTCGTTTTGATGCTTTTTCGAAGGTTTCCGCTAGGCCCCCTGGGCGTGTTCTTACGAAGGGCAGTCAGGCCGGGCTGAACAGCCTTGCGCAACGCAGCGCCCAAGTGCTTAGCTGCCAAGTTCCTTGGCAGTTTCCGCAACTCGGCTTGCAGCTCGTCGATGTCTGGAAAGTACATGTCGACTCGCAGCGTCGAATCCTGCTTCTTCGCCATTAGCGAGCCTCCTCGCAGATAGCCTCATGCTCGCTGCGGTTGCCGTGTTCGAGCAGGCTGACGATCTCCAGCGTGCGGCCACGCCACGAAAACCGCATGTCCTGCGTCAGCCCCGGCAGATACCGCAGCCGCAGCCGATGCGTGATCGTCGTGTCCTGCTGCCCGAGCACCAGGGCCTCGCGGGCAGAGACGCCTTCGACGCTGGCCCAGACGGCCGTCGAGTTCGCCCACGCCAGCACAGTCTCGCCGAGCGTGTTCGTGGAACCGCTGGCGATCTGCACCGTCACCCGCTCACGCAGCTTGCCGGCGTCGATCATCGGTACGAGCCCCAGCGGTAGGCGTCGAGCAGGGCCTTGGCGGCGGCCGGCGGCTCGCCATTGCCACGCTTCTCGTAGAGCTCGTGCACGTACATCAGCATGGCATTCTTCACGCCCTGCGGCACGTCGCTGCCACTGGCCCCGTAGCCAGCCCACCACGTCACGCTGATGGCGTTGTCATCCTGCAAGTGCGGCGGCCAGGTCTGGCCGTACAGAGTCTTCACGGCCCCTGGCGTGCTCGCCCGGTCAACCCGGAAGGATGCCGTGCTGTACGTGGATGTGTCGCCGTTCTCAAAGGTGAACGTCAGGGCCACCGCCGTGGCCGTCCCGCTGGCCACCATCGGCGGGCGGGGAAGCTCGATGTCGAGCGTGCCATCGGGCGGGAACTTGTCGAACCGCATCACCCACTGGGTATGCACCAGCGTGCGGTCAAGGTACTGCTCGACCCACTCACGGGCCGCCCGGATCAGCCCGGTGATGTAGGTGTCATCGTCTGCCGTATCGACCCGCAGGTGGGCCTTGGCCTCGGCGAGCGTGACAGGCTCAACGGCTGGCTGAGTCTGACGAACGAGGCTTCGGTAGTGCACGCTTTACTCTCCTCGGGGTGGCGTCGGCCGTTTCAACCACGGGCTCGACGGCCGCCGTCTCAATCAGATCCTGCTGCCGGTCCTCTACTGCCACGCCTTGGGCAACCAACTGCGTCGCCAGCCCGCCAGCGATCTCGACAACCTGCCCGCTGCGGTAGCCACGCCATGAACGGGTGAACTTCAGTTTCGTCATTGAGGCACGCTCCATGCAGATTCCGGCTTCTTCAACGTGTTGGCGAACTCCGTGGAATACTGAAAGACGGGCTGGTCGAGCCGCTGTCCTGGCCAGGTCACCATGTATTCCCCATGGCCGAGCACGATCCGCGGCGAGATATAAACGCGATTCCCGGCCCGCCGGAACTGACGCCAAAAGAAGATGTCATCGTCGGTGCGGCCCTCGCCCCACTCGCCTGATTTGTTTGGCACGCCCTGAAACCACGGCTTGGGCGTTCGCTTAAGGGCCGCCGTGGAAATCACCGTGCAGCCGAAGTGGGCCGTGTCCACCAGCTGCACCGGCTCGGCGAACCACGACATAGGCAGGTTCGTCTTGCCGTCCTCGGGCGGATTGTCCAGCGTGCCCGGCAGCGTCAGCATGGGGCGACCGTCCTCACGCTTGGTCTGCAGGCCCGTAATGGCGTCGCACTGAAACGTCATCGCCATGGCGAAGAGTTGCTCAACGTCCTGCCGGGTGAAGAACGTGTCGTAGTCGATGGTGAGGAGGTACTCGCACGAATCCACAAACTGCTCGCAGACACGCTGCAAACATTGCCCCCAAAAAGCCCCGGTCATTTTTGTGGGTCTAATGCCCAGCGGCATGAGGGCCTGAGCCCAGCTATAGAAGTTGTCCATGAACCCGAGCCGGGGCACGCTCATCACGGCCTCGACCCGGATCTCGACTTCGGTGCCACCGACTTTGACGAGCATGGGCAACCCTAAAAAGAGAGCGGGCCGCCCCTTGTGGAGCGGCCCGCCCAGCGTTGCACATCTGTCAAGCCGTCAGGCTCACGCACCGACCAGGCCGATGATCGGACCGGCGACGGTCGAGGTGCCGAGGTTGGCGTGGGTGATCGCCACGCGGGCCACGGCACGGATCACGGTCTGATCCGACAGGAAGTTCACCTGATCGCTCGAAGCGATCTCGATGCCCTGGCGGACGCCGTAGTAAGACGAGTTCGCCATGTTCCCGTAGAGGGCCATGATCGCACCCGTCGAGTCCGCACCGCTCGGGAGCCGGTCGGTGAGCACCACCGGCGATCCGAGGAAGGTCAGCCCCATGCCCTGCGAGAGGCCGACCGACCCGCCCTGGGCGAGGTCGAGGGCCTGCATGCAGCTGGCGAAGAAGAACGGCGAGCAGAACCACTTGGCACCCTGCCGGCTGTGCTGCGGCACCGCAGCCATCATCGCCAGCAGGTTGGCCTTCGTTACCTCGTCGGGCGTGTCACCGGCAGCCGTCACAAGCGAGGCGGCGTAGGTGGCAGCCGAGGAGGCCAGGAGGCCGCCCGTGTGGGTCGTGACGAGACCGGCAACCGCAGGGGCGTTGCTCGGGTTGCCGCTCCACGCTGCCGCTTCGACGGCGTTGGAGAGCGACAGGGCCAGTTCCGCAGCGATCCAATCGGCGATGCTCACGACCGAGTCTTGAAGCAACTCGGAAGCAATCGTCACCGCACCTGTGACCTTCTTGGCAGTCAGGGTGACCTGATTGCTGGTCGGGTCGCTCGGGGTGATGGCGGTGTTCTCGTCCACCCAGTACGCCGTCGCACCGGCCGTCCGGCGGGGGAACAGCACCACGTCGCTCGGCATCACCACATTCGTGGCGTTCTGGGCGAATGCGGAATACTGGTCAACCAAACGAATCACGGTGCTGCTAAGGATGTCCGGCACAAATGCAGAACCAGTGGTAGCACCGGTCGAACCCTGGGCACGGGCCTCGACGCCGTGATCCTGGCACCACCGGCGGGCTTCCGCATCGCCGGCCTTGGCCTTGAACCACATGCCGACCGAGTAGGCGTCCTTGGCGTTCTCGAACGCACGCAGCCGGCCCGAGAACGGAACCGCCTCGACGCGAACCTTCTCGCTCCGCTCCTCGGTCACCTCGGGTGCCGGAGCACAACGCTCAACCACCGTGCGGAGGTTCTTCGCCGACTCGGCCACCGACTTCTCGAAGTCGATCTTCTTGGCGAGGTCGCCGGCACGCTTGTTGAGCGTCTCCAGTTCGAGGTCGCGCTCCGCGATCTTGTCGGCGTCTTCGGACTCGACAGCCCGCACGGCGTCGATACGGTTGGCGAGGGCAACGGCCTCGTCCTGCAGCTTCTTGAGGTTGTCCACTGTGTGAATCTCCGCCGGCGGTATTGCCGATGGGTTCACTGTGCCGCTACGGGCGTGGAGCCTTGCAGAACCGCACTTCCGAAAGTGTTGTTTTGACAAACACCACGCCACGGGCGCCGCACCTGGGGCATCGCACGTACCGCTGCCGCTCGTCGCCGCATGCACGGCTGGAACGGGTCCGCAGTTTCTCGCCGCAGGTGCAGCGTGCCTCAGACATTGCGGAGCCTCAGAGACCAGGCGGCTGCGGCGTCACGGGCAAGGGACCGCAGGGCCTTCTTCACTTCGGGCTCGGCCTCTGGGTCTGCGGCGGCCTCAGTGGCCTGTGCAGCAATCCATGCAGCGTATGAACGCTGGGCCACAACGGCAGACGTTGCTGATCCGTAGGCCGGCACGTTCACCGGGCCAACCTCGTACAGGCCAGACGCCTCGACGATCTCACGCACGGCCCGGCCGTTCTCGTCAGTCGTGAACCGCTCTCCGCCCTTCTGGCTCACCGTGAAGGCGAACGAGCTTCCACGCAGGTTCCGAGATCGCACCAGGGCCAGAACGTCACGGCCTGCCGTCGTGTCCGGCGGCTCGACCACATACGAGACGCCACGATCATCGGCGATGATCTCAAGCGTGCCGGCCGACTCACGGCCCAGCAGCAGGTCGCTGTTGTGGTTGTAGTACGAAAGGATTTCGCCACGGCCCCGCTGGCGGTTCAGGATCTTGTCGAACGAGCCGGGCAGGATTCGCTCACGGAAGCCACCAAGGTCGAGGCTCAGCCGGTTGTACGGGATCGCCAGCCCACGGATAGCCTCGCGCCCACTGGCTCGCGTCTCAATGACGATCTCGCACTCTGGGGCTTCCTCTGCGGTCAGGCAGCGGCGTTCAATTTCCATCGGTCTGCTCCTCCTGTTCGGCCTGGTCTTCGGCATCGTCCTCGGGCGAGTCTTCGCTTTCGACCGCCACGGGCGGCTCGGGCATCGGCTCCGGTGCCGGCGGCTCCTCGCCCACCTTGTCGAGCGTGGTCATGTTCAGCTGCACGAAGTGCTTGTCACCTTCCGGCCCAATCGGGTTCAGGTTCTCTAGCTCCCGAATCTCGTTTACGGTCATCCACCCGTTCTGCAGGGCCGACACGTAATAGGCCGACCGGCTCGCGTGATCGCCACGAAGCAGGCCGCTCACGCTGTGCTCGGCGAAGTAGGTCTCGTCATCCACGATGAGGTCGCGGCTGATCGCCGCTTCCCACCGCTTCAGATGCGGCAGCAGGCAATGCTGCACGAACTCCGTGCCCTGTACCTCAATGTTCGAGTAGGTGCTGCGGGTCAGGTCTTGGATCATGTGCGGAGGCACACGGAACGCACGGCAGATTTCGATGACCTGATACTGCCGTGTCTCAAGGAACTGGGCCGCCTCATTGCTGCCGCTCAGTTCGTGGGCCTTCACGCCGTTGGGAAGTACCGCCGTGCGGAACGCACGATCTGCACCACGGTGCATCCGTTCCCACTGCTCACGCAGTCGCTCGGCAGCTTCCACCGGGATCGGGTTGTCAGACTCCAGCACGATGCCGGGCCGGGCACCGTTGCCGAAGTAGGTGCTGCCGTGGGCTTCGAGGGCCTGGGCCAGGCCGATGGCGTTCTGGAAAATCTTGTACGTGGGGATCGGCTTGACGCCGTCTTCGGTCGTGAACCGCAGGGCGAAGATCTGATCCTGGGAATAGATCGTCTGCTTGCCGCTCGGCTCGCGGTACTTGTACCGCAGTGTGCCGTCTTCGAGCCGCTCGGCTTCCATCCGGCTGGAATGCAGCGGCCACAGTTCCGAGACCGCACCACGGGCACCTGGGCGGATCTCGGCGTACGAGGCCCCGTAGTGCAGGTACATGCCCGTCATCCAATCCCGAAACTCCTGGGCCGTCTGCCACGGGTTGGGCTGCGTGTGCAGGAGTCGGTACACCGGGTGCGTCGTGGCCTTCGTCTTGCCGCCATTGGCCAGCCGCTCGTAGACGTGCAGCGGCAGGGACGAGACGGCGTCCGAGATCACCCGGATGCACGCCGTGTAGGCCGAGCAGGCCATGCTGTTGTCGGCCGTCACTCGCACGCCCGAGGGCGTCCGGTTGCTTGAGACCTCGGTCCAGTCGATGCCCCGAAGGTCAACCATGCGGTAGTCGGCGAGGGCGTTTTCGCTCATAGCGTGATGATGTCCCAGGATTGCTCGGGGGCTGGGGCCGTCGCCGTGGCATGGATGCCGATAGCCATGACAAGCGACACGATGCCGTCGATCCGTTCCGTGCTCCGTGCCTTGCTCGGCTTGATGTTGTCGGCCGCCGAATCCCGTTGAATCGCCACGTTGCCGGCCTGCCACGTCAGCGTGGGGTGCCCGCCGTGGAGCAGCTTGCCGCTGACTACGAGCGACTCCAACTGCTTCGACGGGCTCGACATGCTGCCGTAGCCCTGCCCAAAACCTATTACGCTAAGCCCATCTCCTTGCAGTTGCGTCGAGAGTTGCGTGGCATTCCAGCGGTCAATTGCGATCTGACGAATGCGGTATTTCTTGCCGAGTTCGTTGATGTCGGCCCGCACCTGATCGAAGTCCGTGACGTTCCCTTGCGTCATCCGCAGATGCCCCTGCTTCGCCCAGGTTAGATACGGCACCTTGTCCCGTCGCTCCCGCTGATGTGCGTTCTCTTCTGGAATCCAGAAGTGCGGCTCCACCCAATAGGTGCCGTCATCCAAGGGGAACAGCAGCACCAGGGCCGTGGTGTCGAACGTGCTGGCAAGGTCGAGGCCGGCGAAGCATTCACGGCCGGATAGATCCACCGGACAGGGCTTGTTGCCCTGTGCCCAATGATCCATCCGCAGCCAGCGGGTGTCTTGCTCGGTCCACTGGTTCAGGTACAGCTGCCGAAAGGTGTTCTCGTAGGCTGGCATTTCGACGGCACGGGCACACTCAGTCCGCAGGAAGTCCTGCTTGATCGACACGCCCAGGTTCGGGTTGGCCTTCGCCCAGGTCTTTTCGTTCTTCCAATCGTCCTTCGGATCAGCGGCATAGATAGCGGGCAGGAAGCTTTCGTCATGCACGGCCCCGCTCGCCACGCTCTCGGCGTACTTCCAAATTTCCCAGCACACGCTGCGGCGGTCATAGCCGGCGGTCGTGATGTAGACCATGAGCGGCTGACGCCTCGCGCCCATGCTCGTCTGCATCACGTCGGCCAGTTCCCGGTTTGGCTGGGCGTGCAACTCGTCAAAGATCACGCCGTGCGCGTTCAGCCCGTGCTTCGTGAACGCCTCGGCCGACAGCGCCTTGTAGAACGAGTGCGTGTCCTCCCGCACGATGGAATTGCGGTAGACCTTCAGCCGAGACCGCAGCGACGGCGACATTTCCACGCACGCCTTCGCCATCTCGAACACCAGGCGGGCCTGCTCACGATCCGCACCGCACGAAAAGATTTGTGCCCCCGGCTCGCCGTCGAATAACAGCTTCAAGGCTATGCCGGCACACAGGGTGCTTTTGCCGTTCTTGCGGGGAATGGCCAAGAGTGATGTGCGGTATTGCCGCATGCCGTCCGGCCGCAGCGTCCCAAACAGCCGGCCGATGTAGCTGGCCTGCCACGGCTCGAGCACGAACGGCTTGCCGCCGAGCTCGCCCTGCGTGTGCCGCAGGTGTTTGGCAAAGAACGTGACCGCATCCACGCCAGGCTGGGCGTACTCAGGCGAACATGCGGGCGTCTTCGTCGTCTTCTTTCGGGCCATTGTCCACTGCTGTGACGCGGGCCAGTGCCGATGCCGTCAGGCCGAACTCGGCCGCAAACTTCAGCATCTGATTCCGGGCGTCGCGCTTGCGGTTCCACGCCGGGTGATTACTCACCCTACCCTTGTCGTCCATGAACGTGGCCCCATTGGCCTTCAGTTCCCGGTCGGCCTCGACCATGTCTGCGAAGGAGTCGCAGTAGGCCGCCAGCGTCTGCTGGTGCCTCGGGCTCATCACCTTCGAGGCTTCGAGCATGGGCACGATCCGCTCCCACTCCTCGCGGGCTAGATCGGCGAGCCAGACCGGGGCCGGCGGAATGCCAGCCGGCGCGTCGATGCCGGTGCGATGCGGCCCCCTAATCTCGGAGCCACGCATCTGCAGGATCGGCTTAGGTGTCGGCTTACGGCCCCTGCCCATAACGCTAAAACCCCAACTTCCAATTTCGACGGAATGTACGCATCAGACACAACCGGGGTTTATTATCCGGCCACCCCCTATGATC